GGTTCGTACGAAACACTTGAATTTATGGGCGATTCCGTCCTAGGATTTATCATTACTAAACACTTATTTGATCAATATGAAAAGGAGCAGGAGGGGTTCCTTACAAAAGCGCGGACGAAGATGGTCCGTGGTAAAACTCTTTGCGAAATTTCTAAAAAATTGGGACTTCATGAGCTTATTTTGATGGATGAAAAGGGTCAGCGTAACAGCTGGAACACAAACCCTAACATCATGGAGGATGCTTTTGAAGCGCTCGTTGGGGCCATCTACCTTGATCTTGGTATGATCCATGCAAAGCGGTTTGTTCTGGATGCCTTTACGAAGGTCGAGACCAACTTGACTGATGACAATTACAAAGATCAATTGATGCGCTGGTGTCAGGCTCTCAAGATGCCTCTTCCAGAGTACAAGATAATTGGCAACACGAATGGTATGTTCTGTGTTCAGTTGGTGGTGGACGGGCTAGAGTGTGGTTGTGGTTTTGCAACCTCAAAGAAGGAGGCTGAACAGAATGCAGCGCAATTACTACTTAAGACGGATATTCGATTTAAAAATAAGCAGATCCCAGTAAATGGATCCAAAAATCAAGGAACTGATAGAACGGACATACCACGAACAGCGGAGCCCCGAGTGGCTTGCACTGCGTGAAAATATGCTCACGGCGAGCGATGCCGCAACTGCACTTGGTGTCAACCCGTACGAAAAGCCTGAGGGTTTATTGATAAAAAAGTGCGGTGGCCGTAAGTTTAATGGAAATGAAGCAACTAACCGCGGCACGTTACTAGAGCCAATCGCCCGTGACAAGTACGACGCCATGTACAATCGTAAAAGTCATGAGATTGGGCTCGTGCAGCACCCGAAGCACCCCTTCCTGGGTGGATCACCGGACGGCATCACGGAGGATGGATTGCTTATCGAGATCAAGTGTCCATTGACACGCAAGATTGAACCCAAGGTGCCAAAGTACTACATTCCCCAAATTCAATTACTTTTGGAAATTCTGGATCTGGAAGAGTGTGATTTCATCCAGTACAGACCGCCTACTGACCTGCCCGAGGAATTTGTAGTCGTAAACGTGAAAAGAGATCGTGAATGGTTTGTGAGATCCCTCCCGGTCATGGAGGCGTTTTGGCAGCGCGTGGTGGAGGGGCGAGCCAATGGATTTAGGTGTGAAATTGTGGACGAAGAACCTGCTTTAGAGTTGAAAATTCCTGTATGTGAAGTAGTAGACGATGGGGTGCACAAAGTGCAGGAAGAAGGGTGTGACCCTCAAGTGTAGGGACTGTTCTGGTGATTTCTGCACTGGCTGCATTCAACTTGAGACGCATATGTGTCCCATGTTGAGTGCCCGAAAGCAAATTGAAAAAAATGAGCTAAGTTCTAAACTCGTCAAGGTGGAAGCATCAAAGGTTATTAAAATTTAACAGTCTTCACAACCACTATGCCGATGATAACAAGAATAAGAATAATAAGAAGACGGCCATCTTCTTTATCGGCCCGGACAGCTGGGCGGTCTGGACGTTCCCATGTGACGACGCCATTGTCCAGCTCATATTTGCGCGCAGGGAACATGCGATAAGGGGCTGGGTTTACATCCACTTCTTTCAGGTACATCGGGCCTGACCGATTGAGATCAAGGGGGTTGAAGTGGTCGAGAGCGGGATTTTCGTCGGTGTATGTCTGGGGCACCTCATCAATCTGTGTGGTGTACGACCCGTCCATAAAGTCTTTATAGAAGCCGTCAGTCGGAACACCAAATGTGTTCGTCCAGGTATATGCGTTAAATCCGTCAATTTGGAGGCGGTCATCTATCAAGGCTGCACTCGCCATTACTGTACGTTTATATTATTTTCCTTGTAAAATTTTGTCTGGGCCTTCTGACGATGGAGTTCCCACATTTCATCCAGGTCAACCTTCAACATAGAAGCCAGTTGAAATAGATAACTAAATACGTCACCCATTTCCATGACCACATCCGTTCCCCGATCCTTCTTCAGCCCCGTCTTGCGATAAATTCGATGGGCCTGACGGATACTCGACGCAAGCTCCCCCATTTCCTCATTGAGCAACATCCAGACAATGCTCACTGGAGCCTTGTCCCATCCCTTTTGTTTACATAGTTCAGCAGTCTCGTCACGGTAACGGTTCATCTTATGATGTCATGGTTCTAGACTTTTAAGCTCTAATCTTACCAATCTGTTTATGAAATCTAAACACGATTACGGCAGCTATAAGTAATGCAATAATTTCAGACCCCAAGTGAATAGCTTTAATTTCCTTTTCGTTTGTCGTTTTGGACTTAGCCCATGGTTCAATAATAGTGACACCCATCAATTGTATTATTCTGTCTATGGTAAAGAATATCAAAAAACCCGCCAGGATGTCATCTAGATTTCTCATAGTTAACTTATGCCCAGAATATTTTCAGTACTTAAATTAATGGCGAGCACAGGAGGAGCCGCGCCGATCGCACCTCCTCGAGGACCTAAAATAGGGATAATAATTGCAGTCGTTTTGATTATAATTATAGGAATAATCACTACAGTCTATTTTACTAATGTGGCATGCCCGTCATGGGGGAACGCGTGCGCCGACGCACCCTCACCTGTAGCCGGTCCTACGCCAACCCCTGGGCCCACGCCAACCCCTGGGCCAACCCCTGGGCCAGCCCCCGCGCCAGCCCCTGGACCCACACCGGCCCCCGCGCCAGCCACACCCCCTGGCACACCGCAGTATAATTTCATAGGCGGGTCCCAGTCTCAGGCTGTTACCGGTAAAACTTTCATACCCCTTGTCTCCATCTATGGGGACTACTATACCACTTACGCGAGAGACAGTGCATCGACGAATTCATCAATTTCTATTGTGAAAAGAGATCAGTCGGGTGTGAACACGTGGGGGATCTCACAGGATACGGGGACTGGACGTGGAATGGGCAACTATAAGTTTGCCAAGATTGACAATAACATAATGAAAATTACAAATATAAGATCATACGCAATTGATGGCTATTTTATAGATGCGTCAGGTAATGGGATACCAAGTCCATATACCGATGATGGGCATAACATAAATCACTTTGACTTGGGTGATTATGGCACTCTCCAAGGAGCGAGTGCTTTGCCTGATAGCACCCTCCCTCGGGAGTACATTCCAAAAACCTATGGTTGCCTGAATGATGAGACGGCTTCAGGAGAAAATTGCATCATTCCCGCAAGTTATACAGGTTACCAGCAGGGGTTCACCAGCATGTTCGAAGATTGGAGTGTAAATCCGAATGACACCACGAAAAAACAGAGATCTCGTGGGTTCTGCCCGTACGGATACAACGTGGCACCCGCTTCACTAGGTGGATCGCCAAATAAATGCTCCTACATTGCCAAGACACTCAACCCATCTACACCGACCGCACCAGGCCTCTAACCTGGACCAGTCCCTCCTGCACCGGTGACTACCGGGCCCGTCACCTCGTGCCCCTGTGGCAAATATCTGCAAAATGGGCAGTGTGTGAATAACCCAACCCAGCCACCCAGCAGCGCAGGGCTTCCTGGTCCGTGGTGTGAAATGGGCTGGCAACTTACATCGGACAATCAGTGCTACCTTATTCAAGGACAGGGGCAGCGCAAGCCGGCATACATTTCGTGTTAATTAAAACGCAAATTTAGTGTTGTCTGGAATCTTGTTGCCGTAGGTGCTCGTGCTCACAGGTGCTGGCAGTGGCACTGGATTTTGCGAAATGTCTTTAATATACATGAGTTGCTGCAGAACGCCAGTTGAGATGGTGCGAGTGGCTTCCTGTACGACCCGTTTGTTCATGTTGGCCACCTGGCCGCGGACATCGACATACGGATCGGCCATGAGATTTGTGTAAGCGCGCTTCATGAGCGCCTGAAGATCGGCGTCATTTTGTTTATCAATTGTGTCACCTGTTTTTGACTGGATAGACTGGATGATGTCGCTGTGGATGGTTTCCCGATTGAATTCGGAAAAGAAGGCGTCACTCAGGGGAGTGGGCAGATACCGAGTACTCATTTATATCTACATAGTTAAAAATTCACTCGAACCGGACACGGGCCCTGAAACTGCCCTGAGACGATGATATGATCACGTCCTCCTGCATATCAGAAAAAGGCCCGCTCAGGTGACCGTTCGCGCTCCAGGTTACCGGTGAGATGCGGTGCACGCTAACGCTTCCTGTACAATATAGCATCCACCCACGATAATCAGTGATGATGTTTATAGGCGCCGCGAAGAGATCGGTAATAGGTGGTGTTTGATACTGATTGAGGATGTTCGAAATGATCTCGGTTTCAGTGGCGTTCGGGGTGGGAGCCAAAGCGTTCGGCTCCGTGGGGTCAATGGGAACTGCTGTCAGGACGGTGAACTTCATTTTGGTTTATTTATTAGGTCCTCTACACTTTAACTCAACTTTTCAGCCTCGCCCGTACGGGTTAAAAAAAACGAGCGCCTGTTTATAAATGAAGGTCATCAAGAGGTCTGGAGATGAGACACCTATGCTGTTCGACAAAGGGACCAGCCGAATTCAAAAACTGTGCACCGGCCTCTCAGTCCATGCAGACAAGATTGCTCAGAAGGTTTTCACAAACATGTACGACGGAATGAAGACGTCCGAAATTGATGAAATCAGTGCTGATGTGGCGGTCCATATGATGACTGAACATCCCGACTACGAGACGCTCGCTGCACGAATTCTAGTTTCAAATATGCACAAGATTTCTCCTCTCACTTTCAGTGATGCGATGGTGGCGAACCACAAGAATGGCCGTGTGTCCGATGAGTTTATGAAGTGCGTTGCACTTGAGCTCGATGCGGTAATTGACCGTGAGCGCGACTATGGGTTCGGTTACTTCGGCATCAAGACCCTGCAGAAAATGTACCTGAATGCAGGCGAGACGCCCCAGTACATGTTTATGCGTGTAGCTATTGGTATTCATGGTGACGACATGCCACGTGTCAAGGAAACCTATGACCTGATGTCGAACCGCTATTTCATTCACGCAACCCCAACCCTGTTCAATGCCGGGTCAAACAGCCCCCAGATGTCAAGCTGTTTCTTGCTTGATATGAAAAAAGATAGCATAGAGGGGATTTACGAGACCATGAACCGGTGTGCTCAGATTTCAAAGTGGTCGGGTGGCATCGGTCTTTCGATCAGTAAGGTGCGCGCCAAGGGGTCGATCGCCGTCTACCTGGAGCCATGGCATGCGGACATCATGGACTTTCTGGAGTTGCGCCTCAACCAGGGTGACGAGGAGGCGCGCTGCCGTGATCTGTTCACCGCCCTCTGGATCCCAGACGCTTTCATGAAGGCTGTAGAGAATGACACCGACTGGCACCTGATGTGCCCTAACGAGTGCCCGGATCTCCCTGAACTTCACGGCGCCAAGTTCGACGAAGCTTACGCAAAGTATGTAGCTGAAGGCAAATTCCGCAAGGTGGTCAAGGCGCGTGAGATTTGGGACGCCATCCTCAAGTCGCAGGTCGAGACCGGCACCCCCTACATGTGCTACAAGGATGCCTGCAACGCCAAGTCGAACCAGAAGAACCTGGGCACAATTAAGTCTTCTAATTTGTGTACCGAAATAGTAGAGTTTACAGATGCGGATGAGGTGGCTGTGTGCAACCTGGCCTCCCTGAGCCTTCCGGCATTTGTGAAGGGGAACCAATTCGACTTTCAGAAACTTCACGAAGTTACACGGGTTGTTACGCGCAACCTGAACCGCGTCATCGACAAGAACTTTTACCCAATCCCAGAGGCTGAGCGGTCCAACAAGCGCCACCGCCCGATTGCCATCGGCGTTCAGGGCCTTGCTGACGTGTTCATGATGATGGGCTTGGCGTTCGACGATCCACAGGCGCGCGGTGTGAACAAGGGTATCTTTGAGTGCATTTATCACGCGGCCCTTATGGAATCGTGTGAGCTGGCAAAGACGGAGGGCCCCTACGAGACGTTCCAGGGATCTCCGGCGTCCGAGGGTATCTTGCAGCACGACATGTGGGGTCACAGCGTTGGGGTTGATTTCTGGGCAGATTTGCGGGAGGATATCAAGAAGCACGGCCTGCGCAATTCACTGCTAGTCGGCCCGATGCCGACGGCGAGCACTGCTCAGATCCTCGGAAACAACGAGGCATTCGAGCCCTACACTACAAACCTGTATCTGCGCCGTACCCTCGCGGGTGAGTTTGTCATGATCAACAAGCACCTCGTGAAAGATCTGCACGCACTTGGGGTTTGGTCACCTGAATTGAAAAATCAAATTGTAAAGGATGGAGGCAGTGTGCAAAATCTGGACATTCCAGAGGCGCTCCGTAAGGTGTATCGCACAGTTTGGGAAATTCCACAAAAATCAATTATTGAAATGGCGGCAGATCGCGGAGCTTTCATCTGCCAGTCGCAGTCTCTGAACATCTTCATGGAGAACCCTACACTTGCGAAGCTCAGTTCGATGCATCTGTACGGCTGGAAGAAGGGGCTCAAAACGGGCATGTATTATCTGCGGACGCGGGCAAAGGCCAAGCCAATTCAGGTGACGGTGCCTGTAGACCAAGCCGCCGCTGCATGTCGGCGGGACAACCCTGAAAGCTGTATGATGTGCTCAGGATAAATATTAATTGATAATATTAATGAG